TATTAATAGAATTGTTTAAAAAAATATTTCTAAAAATATAGATATATAAAAATCTTAAAATACATATAAATATAAGATATCTGAAGTCTATTCAAATGGCAAAGAAAACAAAAAGAAAAAAATTAATTGAAAAACTAGATAAGATTTTCAGTGTTTATATAAGAAGAAGAAAAGCTGTTAATGATATATCAGAATGTTTTACTTGTGGCAAACAAGATCATTGGAAGAAACTACAAAACGGACATTTTCAATCTAGAAAACACTATTCTACTAGATGGCACGAATTAAATTGTCAGGTTCAATGTGCTGGTTGCAATGTATTCAGATATGGCGAACAATATAAATTTGCATTAAATTTAGATAATACTTATTACAGTGGTTTAGCTGAAGAACTTTTAATTGAAGCACATAAAACTGTTAAGCTAGACAACACAGACTTAGAAATGTTGATAAATAAGTATCAAGAATTGATTGAAGAACTAGATAATTAAGTTATATTTGTAAAAGAATTATCTTTGTTTTTGTTTTAAGACTGCTAACCAGTCGAATAAGACCACTCTTAACGGGGTGGTTTTTTATTTACAATTTGTTTATATCGTTTTTTTTCTTATATTTGTAAATATTAATTAAAACAAAGACAAATGAATTTATTAGAAAGATTAAAACCAGAGTACAAAGAGAATTTAGAATTAGAAAATGTTAAGCACCCGTCATTAGTTGGTTATGCAGTAGATAGACTTCAAAGCTATAAGTATGTAAGGGATCTTCCTTACGGTTTAGTTTTAGATTTAAAATTTTTATTAGACGTAAATAGTCCTTACGAATTATTTAAAGAGATATAATATGACTTATAAAGAAGACGTTAAAAGAGCATCAAGCACAGATACAATTGACTACTTAAACGCTAGGGTCGAAGCACTAGAAAAAAGAGTAGAATTTTTAGAAGCACAAATTGAAATTAATAACTTAAATATAAATCAATGAACAAAGACAAATTAATGGAGTTATATAAAAAATATGACCTAAACAAAGACGATTTTTTTAAACATCAACATTATACGATCATAACCAGGGCGGGAATCGACAAAATTCAAGCTTTAGAACAAATGAGCGTTAAATATGAAGTAATAAGATGTGAAACAAATTTTGCAGTATTTAAAGCGACAGCTACAAAAGACAATAAGACTATTGAAACTTTTGGTAGTGCTTTAAAAGGCGATAGTTATAAAGAATCAAATACAAATTCTTGGTATGTCGCAGAAATGGCAGAAAAACGAGCGATGTCAAGGGCTGTATTGAAATTGACAGGATTCTATGAGCTTGGCGTATTTGGTGAAGATGAATCAGAATCATTTAAGAAAAAAGAAACAACATTTAAAACCCTTTAATATATATAAATATGAGTGCATTAATTAATTACAGTTTAAGAGTAGATAAGCTCCCTAAGGAGAAATTTATCGCAGGAAAAGATGGCGCATTTTACGTCAATTTAACAATGAGTGTAAATGACGAAACAAGATACGGAAACAATACAAGTATCTATGTTAGTCAAACACAAGAAGAACGAGAAGCTAAAAAGCAAAAGTTGTATCTTGGAAATGGTAAGGTTGTCTGGAACAACGGGACAATAGTCAATGCTGAAAAAGAAGTTGCTGAAGAAGTGCAAACTCACCCAGTAGAAGCTGAAGCTGACGGATTGCCGTTTTAATTAAATTAGGGAGGGCTTTTTGCCCTCTTTTTTTTATGAATTGCAAAAAATGTAAAACAAAATGCTTCGGCAAATTATGTAAAAAATGTTTTGAAAAGAATAGTTTAAAATCTTTTCATATATTAATGAAAAAACAAAAAAAATGGAAAACTTAGATAAAGTAAAAAAATATTATAATTTTGAATTTACTGATGAATGGGGAGTTCAAGACTTTTATATTTATGAAGAAAGCACAGCTGATGGATATTCGGTATATGTAGCGATTGATGACCCTAAAAAAGGTATTTGTGTAGGCGAAAATGTATATTATTACGATTCAGATTTACAAGATGCTTTAGTCGATCATATAAAATATAGCTCTAAACTAGATAAGGATATTATTTACGTTGATTACTTAAATTCTTTTTATGTAGAAGAAGCAATTGATGTTTTAAATGAGTTAATGGAAGATGAATTAAGCGAAAAATTATGATAAAAGCAATATTATATATTATATTAGCATACGTTGTTATGCAATTAGGCAAAATAATAGGTAAAAAAATATGGCCAGAAGATTGGAATGATTAATACAAAACAAAAAACAAAGATGACCGAAAAAGAAACAACCGAGAATATGTTAATGCAACTTATAAAAGAAGAATGTGCTGTTGATACAAACGACATTTTAGAATATCCGCCTCTAGCATTAAGCCTTGGAACTACAACAATACAAACAAAATCAGGTAATTTAACTTTTCCTATTCCGATTGCTACTATGGGAAATATAAGCGTGGTCACTGCACCACCTAAGACAAAGAAAACTTTTTTTATGTCTTTACTAGCTTCAGTTTATTTAAGCGATCAGAATACTTTTGGAGCCGATATAAAAGGTTATCGTGATGACAAATGTCTAGTTCATTTTGATACAGAACAAGGCACTTGGCACGCACAAAGAGTTTTTAAGAGAGTTCAAGATATGTCAAGTAATAAAAAGCTTGGTTGTTATCAAACGTATGCTTTAAGAACTATCAACTATAAACAAAGACTTGAGTTTATTGAATACATATTAAAAGAGAATAAGAATAAAAATGGTTTGATTTTAATTGACGGCATTGCAGATCTTGTTTCCGATGTAAATAATATTGAGGAATCAAATCTTTGTGTTCAAAAACTTATGGAATTGAGCGCCAGAAATAATTGCCACATAATGACTGTTATACATCAAAACTTTGGTAGTGCAAAGCTTGGCACTGGTCATCTCGGCTCTTTCTTAGAAAAAAAAGCTGAAACTGTTATTCAGTTAGAAGCAAACACAACAAACAATGAATGGATAACTGCAATATGTAAACGTTCAAGAGGTTATTCTTTTGATACTTTTAGTTTTAGTGTAAATGAATTTGGGTTACCTTACGTTGTTGGCAATCTTTATGATCCGTTAGAAGATTTTATTCCTAAAAAATTAGTACCAAATAAAACAAATGAGCAAATAGAAGCAAATTTCAATAATTAATAAATGAAGACACTCTTAGAGATTGCATTTGATAAACACAAAGACTGGATAAATATTGTAAAAAGTTTTGGCTGTAATCCTAGCACAGCTGAAGATATTGTTCAAGAGATGTATATTCAAATTCATCTTGACATTATTAAAGGACTAGATTTGTCTTATAATGAAGACATAAATCATTATTACTGTTATAAGGTTCTAAGAGGTATTTATTGCAATATATATAAAAAAGAAGCTAGAATTTTAAAGCTATATCTTGAGGACATTGATGAGCTTAAACAAGCTGAAGACTTAGGTATAAACGAGATTGAATACGCTAGTCGAAAAAAACAAATTGATAACATATTGAAAGAGATGTATTGGTACGATAGAAAAATATTTGAAATTTGTGCATCTGGCAAATCAGTAGCTAGTTTGTCAAGAGAAACAAAAATCAGTTATTACTCACTATATAACACTTATATAAACGCTAAAAAGCACATAAAAAAACAGTTATGAAGTTAGGAGATTTAATTTATTATATTACGTTTTACACTGGTATTCATTGGCTAGTCAAGACAATAAGCAAAGCCCTGGGGAAAGATTGCGGTTGTGATAAAAGAAGAAGTGAATGGAACGACATAAATATAGAGTTATGAGAATAGAAGATCAAGAAGCGTGGCTTGATTTCAAGTCAAGCGTTACAGGTAAGCTTAATCAAGAACAGTTTAGATTACTGTGTGAATTACATTCAACTTATTATAATCATAGATATTACGAGCCTTGCAGTTGCAGACCAAAGGAGATTGTAATGTGGATTAAAGATATTGACAATTTATATAATAAAATTAAATGATTAAAGAAATTAATAAGTGGGAAGAAGCTGTCGTGATGCTTTTAAATTTAGATGGTTGGAACTTAAAGCATACAGGAAAAAGCAATGAAAGTTGGGACGCTATTGGAACTACGCCAAAAGGTCTAGAATGTGTAATTGAAATGAAATTTAGAAAGAAGCATTATAAGGAAAAGATTATTGAAAAGTTTAAATATGATAAACTTATAGGTACAAATAAAATAGCATTGTATTTAGTGAATGATCCGAAAGGTAATTATATGTTTTTTCTAAATAATTTAAAAGACTTACAAACAAAAGATATATATTGTCCAGATACTACATTATGGACTACAAAAAAAGTTTTAAAGACTTGTTATTTATTAAATGAGAGTGACGCAGCTATAATAAATATCAATCAAAAAGATACTGAACTTGGTATTTGGGACTCTTATTTTAAGCTAAAAGAAAAATAATATTGTTTATATTTTGTTTATAAGTTAGTTTTTACTATATTGCAGTGTTAATGAAACATAAAGTAAGGTATGAAAAGACGACTCTCTAAAAAGAAACATTAACTTTTTAATCTTTAAAACAAAAAACAATGAGAACACAATTAGACGATCTTAATCACGAGTTAAGACAAATCAACAGAACTTTAAGGTATACAAATAATATACCAGATATTCTATTAAATAATTTACTAAATAGAAAAGATTTAATAAGTAGTATAATTTTTAACATACAATAAAATGAAGACAACAGGAACAGGATTGCACATTGAAACTAGAAAGAATCGCATTGAGGTTTACACAAAAAAAGAGTTACGAGAAAAAAAACTATATGAAAAACAAGCTAGAAACTTCATAATAACAGGAACTGTTTTACTTTTTGGATTATTACTCTTTACTTTAGGTTTAATTGTTGGCTCTAGTATATAATGACAATACTACAAAAACAATCTTACAATCTTTGGTTTAATTGGATAGCCGACAAAGTTATAGAATGGAAACAAGCCAAGCCTATGAACACAGACTTGAATAATTGTATCAAAGCTATGAATGAGATTGGTCAATATGTTAATCAATTAAATATTGAAAACGATGTCTTGATGAAAAGAATATCTTTGACACGAGAAAGTAAAAATAAATTAATAGTAGATTTACAAAAACAAATAGAAGACTTAGAAAACAAATTAAAACAATACGAGATATGAATATAATTTATAACGACATAGCTTTGTCAATAGAATACAGTTATGAAGAACAAGAGCCAGGAAGTTATGATTACCCAGGCTCCCCAGATAGTGCAGAAATTGAAAGCGTAAAAGTTAAAGATGTTGATGTTTATGATCTTCTTAGTATCGAGCAGCTTTATGAAATAGAGGGAATAATATTAAATAAAATAAGAAACAATGAGTAATATCAAACTATTAGATGGAAAGCTTTACGATAAAAATGCATTGCTTAAAAAAATGGACAATGATGAATTTTATTATGGCGAACTCAATAAACTAGCTTTAAGTTCTAGCAGCTTAAAGACGTTGTTATCAAGTCCTAAAACTTATAAATTCGTTCAACAATATGGTAGTCCAGAATCACAACCACTTCGTGACGGTTGGCTATTTCACACAGCAATTCTTGAACCAGATGTTTTTTCAGCTCAAACTTTTATTGACGTTCAAAGCAAGAATACAAAGAAGTTTAGAGAAGCAAAGCAAGAGCTTGGTAGGGTTTTTACTATAAAAGAAAAGAACAATGCTGAAAGATTAGCAGATGCTTTTTATAGAAACGAACACGCACTTCAATCGATAACAAATGCAGAGTTTGAAGTACCAGTGATTGGT